TCTTGTCGATTTCGTTGGCCTGGCCGTCGAATCCTTTGAAGTTATTCAGGTTGCTGATCGGCGTCCACGACACCGGCGTTGCTGTGCCCGCCGCAGTGACGGTCTTGCCGGTCGTGTCGATGTCCGCCGCGAAGGTATTCGCCGTGACGTTCTTGACGACGACGGTTTGGCCGTTCAGCAACGCGGCATCTGCGCCCGTCAGGCCCGCCAGCGTCACGATGTCACCGTTTGTGAAACCGTGCGCCGCGGCCGTGAGAATGGTCGGGAAGCCGAGAGCAATCGCGGTGATGTTTTTTGCTACGCCGGCCGAGCCGGACACAGCGAGGGTCGATCCCTGAGCGGAAATCGCGGTGCTTGTCATTTAAGACCTCACAAATGAAAAAACCCGCTCAGGGCGGGTCGGTGGTGGAAACGTGCGCCGCGCAGCAGCGCGAATGTGTTACGGATAAAACCAGATCGAGAAGTCTTCACGCGAACCGTACAGCTTCGTGTCGGGCTCGTAGTTGCTGACCGGCGCGCCGATCGTCACCGCCTTGATAGCGGGCGCAGTCAGCGCGGCGATCACGCTTTGCATCAGCGTCGTCGCCGCCGTGCGCGTGTCCGCCCACACGTTGAGTTGCATCCGCGCGTTCTGCAGATCAACGTTGTTGCTAAGGTAGTTCGGCGACTGGCCGCCGACAGCCTGATAGGTGATGTACGGACGAAGCACGCCGGCTGGCGCCACGTCCGGATACACGCGAGACGTGCCATCCCCGTTCGGCACGAGTGCCTTAAGCGCGGCGAAGACAATGGCCTCTGCTGAGTTAGCCATTGTTCAAGCCCTCTTCCGCCATCAACGTGACCATGCGGTTGCGCTCGTCTTCGTTGATCGAATCGTGAATGTCGAAAATGCGGGTTCCGAAGACGATGCGCATCGCGGCTACGTCTTTCGGATTCGCGAGTTGCGGCGCATAGCGCACAGTCACCGAGTGCGTCACGGATGACTGAACAGCCTGTGCGGCGAGCCGCTCCCGGCCGGTGGTCGGAGAAACCTTTCCCCAACACGTGAAGACATCGGTCCACACGTTGACAGGCTCGCCCAACTCGTCCTGCGCCGTAGATTTCGCCTGGAATGTCAACAGGTGACGAAGTTCGCCGGCGCGCATCAGGCGTAACCCATGATCCGGTACGGATCGAGCAGAGTGTCGACGTAAGGCAATTCCTGAACCGTGACGCGCGTCGCGACAGACACCTCTTCGCGGTTTTCATACAGCGCGCCGACGCGCAGCAAGATCCACGACTTGATGCCAGCCGGCACATCGGCAGCATCGCCATAACCCGCGGTAAAGCTGATCTGGACAGCGTTAGTCGTGTTTTCAGTGTCGGGCCAATAGGTGCCGGTCTTCGGCGTCAAGACGCCCGGCTCGCTGATCGCGTCGACCACGTATGCGGACGGGTCCATCGTCTGCAACACGCCGTTCGGATCGATGTATTTCACAGCGTCGACTGACTGCAGGCGTGGAAACGGAATGTCGATCTTGCTGCCACGGAAGCGCACGGCGTAATTGCGCATGGTCATCCATGCGGACGGCAGCTGATCGACCGGAACATACCCTGGGATCACGCCGTAGTACGTGTAGTACGGGAACGCGTCGAGGAACAGGTCCCACTTCTGCGTGACGAAGACGCGCCGGCACACGTTTTCGGCGTAGATCCGCGCGGCACTGATCAGCATCGTAATCAGCGTGTCTTCGCTTGAGTCGGTCACGCGAAGATGCAGCTTCGCCTCGTCAACCGTGACCGGCTCTTCCGCCGGCGCCAGCGTCAGTCTGATGCCCATGTCTTAGCTTGCCGCGGCCTGTGAAGCATCAGCCGCGTCGGCCTGCTTGTCTTCCGAGATCGCAGCGGCGACCTCGGCGGCCGCGGCGGGGTCTTCAAGCACGACAACGGGGGCGCCCTTGCTGGACGCGTACGCGACAGCATCCTCGTGATTGTCGACCACGCCAGCGGCCGCCAGCGCCTTGATGACGGTTTCCGGGCCTTCTGCGAGCTGGCCGCACTTGATGCCCAAGCCGACATGATCGGCCAACACGCGGGCTCGCGCGCTTTGAATTTTTGCCATGATGGATTCCTGAGAGAGGTGACGCGGCGAGCCGAGACCCGCCGCTAACCGAACCGAAAGACGGCTTACCGATTACGTCGCCGAGTTCGCGTAGGTCTTGACGGCGCCGCCCGCGTCGATCAGGTTGCCACCCGTGCGAAGGAAACCGACGAAGCCGATCTGACCATTCAGCGTGAATGCCGAGTCGGTCATGCGGAACAACGTCAGGTCCATCACGTCGCGAATGACGTACTTGGACAGTTGGCCGAATGCGATCGATTCAGCGTTCGCCGCCATCACCGGCATGTCCTGGTTGATGTAGATCGGACGGCCCATCAGGCGATCAGGTGCGCCGCCGTTGACCATGGCGTCGGCCTCGTAGCCCGGCACGAAGATCGGACGGCCTTGGCTGTCCTTGATCTTGCGGATAACCTTCACCGACGAGTCGTGCATCATGTAGCCGACGCCCGGCTGGCTACGGTATGCCGGGTCTACGGAATGCTCGAGGTCGACAAGATCGTCATAGACCACGGTGAGCGTCTGGCCGGTGGCGCCGACCTTGCCCGTGTTGGCGGCCGTAATCAGGCCGCGCGGCTGGTTCGTGCCGGTGCCGGTGGTGAAATGCGTGTTCTGGATACGGCCCAGACGCATCGCCAGCAAGCTCTGGATGTATGCCTCGATGTCGATGAAAGAGTCCTGTACCAGTTCGAAGGGCAGAGCGATTTTCTTCGAACTGTATTTGTAGACGTCCATCGAGATGTTGGAGAACGTCGTATCGAGACCCGTAACCGGCGCATTCTGGCCGACGATTTCGCCGACTTCGGCGGTCGGATCGGTCGTCGGGAAATTCATCGACGCGCCCGTCGCGGTGCGAATCGCGTGCGCTACTGCGCGCATGCCGCCGTATGCCTTCATGGCGATTTCGAGCGAGCGCTGATACTCGGTCGCCACCGTGAAGCCGCCCTCGGTGGTCGTCGTCGTCGACATCGCATTGCGGATGTCAGGCGTCTGGCGTGCCAGCATGCGCGCGCGGTCTTCGTCAGCCATGTTCGAAATGCCGCCAGCCATGAATGCGCGAAGAGCGCGGGTTTCATCGCCGTGCGCACCGGGCGTGCGCGTCGCTGCGTTCATGGCTGCAGCATGCTGGGCAGCCGGATCTTCTGCGGCTAGTTGCGCGCGGCGGTTCTCGCGGGCGATCTCGCCGTCGATGGCCTCGATTTCGGCCAGAATCGAATCCATGCGCTCCGCTTCCGCGGACGGCATGCGCTGGTCGGCGGGAAACTTGTTGTTGATCTCGTTGGCTTCTTTCGCCTTCGAATTGCGCAGTTCACGCAGTTGTTGCAGCTTCATGTGAATCTCCTGACAGGGGATGACCGCTCGCGCAGGTCGTTAGGACGAAAAAAAACCGCCCTCAGGCGGCAGTTCTCAGGTGCGCGAGGCGCGTCACTGATGGTTGATGCGATTCAGCATGCGCATACGCTGCTGCTGACGTTCACGGTGTTCTGCCGTAATGGCTTCGACGTGCTCCGGCTCGGCGTTGGCCTGAGGCTTCGGAGCATTGGCGTAGGCGCTCAAGTCCCACGATGCCTGCGCTCTCGGCGCGTTCTCAGCGACGCGGTCGGCGAGGCCGATTTCGACAGCCTCTTCGGCCGTGAACCATGTCTCGGCGCTCATGAGTGCCTTCATGTCGTCCGCGCTCTTGCCGCTGCGCTTCGCGTACTGGCCAGCAATCACGCCGTCGGTCTTGTCGAGCAGCGCCGACGTGGCCGCGAGGTCAGCAGAATTTCCGATGGCGACAGTCCAGGCGCAATGGATCATGTACATGGCGCCGTCCGACATTTCGACTTCATCGGCCGCCGACGCGATCACGGTCGCCGCGCTCGCCGCGACGCCGTCGATGTGTGCAACCACCTTCGCGCCGGTATCACGGATCGCCGCGACGATCGCCTGCGCCGCGAACACGTCGCCGCCGGGCGAATTAATGCGCAAATGAACCGTGCCGCCCTTGATGCCCCGAATTTGCGGCACGAGTGTTTGAGCGGAGACGCCGCCCCACCATTCCGCCGTGTCATCGTCGGCGACAATCGCGTCGTAAATGTAAATGGTGACGTCTTCGCCCTGCACGTCAAACGCTCGTGGCTGCGCTGGCCGGCGGTTTTTCGCCAGCAGCTTGATCAGCTTGCTCATGTTGCTCCTTCGTCGGGTTGCTGGCTCGGTGCCGGAGCCGTTTCTGGTGCCGCCGGCGTCGCGACTGCGGTTGCCGTAGTCGACACGCCGCTATTCACCGTGTCGCCGCCCGCGATCGGAGGCAGCAGCTTGATATGGCGGACTTCGTTGGTCGTCATCCATCCCGGTTCGCCTGCACGGCCGAGCGCAACGCGTAGCGCCTCGTTTTCCGTCTTCAGGTCGCCGCGCTCGATGCCGGAGACGTCGAACTCGACGAAGAGCTTCTGGCGGACCGGCCACAGCTTGCGATTGAATTCCTGCTCAAACTTGCGCAGGTCGCGCAGGAGGGTGTACTTGACGAAGCCGCGGCCCATGTTTTCCTGACCGGTGCCCCATGACGTCGATTTCTCAGTGCTGCCCACCATGAACGGCGGTACACCCAACACACGGCAGATCTCCTCGAGGTTCCAGCTCGACGTCGCGAGGATCTGTGAATCGACAGCCGACAGCGTCAATTGCTGCACCTCCAGCCCGCCGGTGAGGACTGCCGGAAGGTGCGCATTCGCGACGCCGCTGTGCCGCTCGCCCCATGTCGCGCGCAGCAGCTTCGCCTGCTCTTCGGTCAGGTTGCCGGTGGTCTTCAGAGCAAAGTCGGGTCTGGCGCCGTTCGAAAAGAAGCGCGCGCTGTACTCGCTCGCGGCAAGCGACGTGCCGATCGACTGGCGCGCAGCGTAGGTGATCGGGCTCGGACTGCGGATGCCGTCATAGCCGAGGCTTGGAATGTGGATGATGTCGGCCGGATGCAGTACGTACTCGGCACCCACCAGCGGCTGAACACGGTAAAACAGGCTGCCTTTGCTGTCGCGGAACGGAAACACGCGCAAGGGATGGTGAGCCTTGAACCCGCTTACTGCGTTGCTCCGGAACGACGGTCGAATGATTTCAGCGAAGCAGTCACCGTAGAACAGCCGTGCCGCGACCATGTATTCCCAGAAGACCGCCGACGAGATGTCTGGCTCCGGCTGCTCGTTCAGCAGCCACCAATAAGGGTGCTCGACTCGCTTCCGGCCGTCCGGTGTGCGCTCATAGATCGGCAGCGGCAGCGTGGAAATAGCGCCGCCGATCAGCGCGACGCAAGCGTACACCGCCGACACCTTCATCGCGGTCGTCTCATTAACGACCGGGCCGGCATTGCTGATTGCGCCGCCGCCGATGATGTTCGCCAACTCCTGCACCGTCAGGCTCTGGCGCGTCTCGTTCAGGTTGTTCACGCGGCCCGTCGTCTCGGGGCCATGCTGAGCGCGCCAGGCGTTGAGCACAGCGGAGCCAGGCAACCGGGCCTTCGCTTGTGCAGCCTTGAATGCTTCGCTCATAGGATCACGATTCCCGGTGTTGGCGCTGACTGCGGATTGAGACTCATCAGGGTAATGGCGTTGAAACTCGCCATAAGTGGGTCGATTTTTGCCGTCCCGCTGACTTGTTTTGTGATATTCACGGCATTTCCAACAGGCACAATGCGCGCATTGCCAACGCACCACGCCATCATTCGCTGACCGCCGTGCACGAGGACGCCTTCGGCAAGTTTTCGCTCAGTGGTTTTGATTGCGCCGGACATCTTCCAACCCTGCGAAATGCCGATAACGAGTTCCTCCGGCACATTCGCCTCGACTAGCGCGTCGAGAACGCCACCGATGCCGGCCGGATCTGCGCCGACCTTATCGAGCCGACCCGACGCATAGATTGTCGCGACGATTTCAGCGACGTCGCGCACGTCATCGCCGATCTGCTCAACGACAGTCAGATCGCCTTCTTTCTCGAAGTCGCGCAGCGTCGGTGCGACCTCTTTGCGTCGTTCGAACACCGACGGGTGCGCCCAGGCATGCGTCCAGAGCAACCAACGCCGCGTAGAACGCTCGCGACCGACTACCGCCAGCCCCAACAAGTCGTCCAGGCCGCCGCCGTCGATCCCAACATCGATCACTTCGGAGCGCTCGATCAGGTCTTCCAGCGACAGCCGCGGCGCCAGAGCGGAACCCTCCCAGAACTCCGCACCGGCCCAGCGATCAGAGCGCAGCGCAAGGCCGATTTCGACGTTTGCATGCTTTGCGAGAAAGCCGCGGAACGATTCCTCGCCCTCGGTCTGCGCCTTCTTGAACTCGCGCTCGAGGAACTCCTGGTCAACCGAATAGCCGAGGTTCGGGTTGACCATCCCGAGGTTTTCGACCTTGAGATGCTCCTTTGACTCGACCATTTCGGGCGGGTGCTCGAAGATCACCGGCACGAAGCGCTTGTCTTCAATCTTGCCGTCGCGCACGTCGCGCGCATACTGCAGCTTCTGGCGAAACACGCCCGCCGGCGGATCGTCGGACTGGGTCGTCAGATAGATGACGAAGCCTTCCGGCCGCGAAGCCAGGCCGCCGATCGCTTCGCGCAGCATGTTCTCGGCGTTCGCCTGCTTCCCGAACAGCCACAGCTCGTCGACCAACGTTCCGACGCTCTTCTTCCCGCCGACGGTATTCGAGTCGGCTGCAACGACCTTCAGCGTCGCGCCGCTGTTGCGGTGCGTGATCGTCTTGATATGCGTCTGCACCTGAAGCAGCTCGTCGAGCTCTTCGTCGTGTTTCACCATATCCCGGCTGGGGCTGAAGCTGTTCTGCGCGACCTCGATCGTCGGCGCCAGAATCGCGAACTCTGCAGACTGCCGCCAGTTGAGGATGACGGCGGTCATCATGATCCCGGCCGCAATCGTCGACTTCGAGTTCTTCTTGGGCAGGCAAATGAACCACTCGGTGATCAACCGGCGCCCGCTCTCCGGGTCATACGCGCCGAAGATGGACGCCACCAGGTCGAAGACCCACTGCGCGCACGACTCGCCGAACGTTGGGCTGCCTGGCGCATCGACAATCTTCAACTGCTTGAAGATCGCCAGCGCCTGATCGGCCTGCTCAGGGAAGATGGGCGGCGGAATGATGGACTCGCCACGCTTGAGCCGGTCGGCCCAGTCGAGGCAGCTTGTCTTCCATTCCATCGATCACTTCCGGTTGTTCACCACCAGCTTCGGGGGAGCCGTCGCCGCGAACTTGCCGGCGCCGACCTTCTTTGCTGCATCCGCTTTCGCGTCCTTCTTGCCGGCCTCGCCGACCTTGGCATGGACAAACGGCATGAGTGTCTTGGCGGCGTCGATCCGCAGCTTCGGCTCGGTGTTCTGGTCGTTCATGGCAGCGAGCAGGAACGCCTTGGGATCCGAAAAAGTGAGGATCGTATTCAGGTCGAAGCCGGCCGCGACCGCTGCCGTCGTCATCGCTTTGTCGGTTTCTGTCGGCTGCGCTTTTGCGCGCGGCGCGCCCTTCTTTCGGCGCTCGGCCAGGTACGCGACCACGTCCTTGTCTTTAACAAGTCGCGATCCGGCCGCCGACGCGGTCGCGGCGCTGTAACCAGCCGCGATAGCCGCGTCCTTATTGGACTTCCCGGCCAAAACAGCATCGGCGAAGAGCCGTTTCTTGCTGTTAAAAGCCATTAACAAAAGCTCCAAAAGGGGAAAAATTCTGCGCGTGAGAGAACGGTCGGTTTCCGGGTCGAAAAACCGCCAGAGATTCGATACCCCCACCCCCGATGCGATTCATTCTCATTCACGACACCGAATCGTTGCTTTTTCACAACAAATGGCGAAGTCGCGCGTCTAAGCGTTGGTTTCACGCAACCGTTTCACGACGACGCCGTACAGTCGCACCGATTTGGTGCGCTTGAGCCCTTGCCGTCTATACTTTCTAAATCTTTAAATCGCTATAAAACCGCACCACGTCGGTGCATCAGCGGCCCGCGCGCGCTGCCGCTTCGCTAGCTGTCTTGGTGGTGTGGCAGTCAAAGCACAGCAGGTTGAGGTTGCTGTCGTCGTTGCTGCCGCCTTGCTCGAGCGGCACGCGGTGGTCAACCTGATCACGCCATGGCAGCCACACACAACCGCAGCCTTGGCATCTGAACTGCTGCTCAACTGCAATACGCTGGCGTGTCTCAACCCATTTGCGACCGCGCACGCGTGGCGTCGTGCCTGCCTTGGCCTCGAGTACCGGCAAGCGGTTTGTGTTCGCCGCTTGCACACGCGGCTTCAACGTCATCAGCTTGCGGCTCATTGAGGTCGACACCATTCAATAGAAAAAGCGCCAGCCCGGTCAAGGGTCCGGCGCAAACCACACACGAGGAGACAACGACGACAAAATGCAAAAAACCCGCTTGGCTTGCGCTTCGCGGGCTGACGGGCTACTAGGCGGCGTTATGCCAGCCTGCTAGCCAAGCTTCCGGAACTCTGCTCCGGATGCTTCAAGGACGTGACGATGAAATCGCCCTGTTTCAACTCTTTGCCGACAAACCATTGACAACGAACGTTGTTCCCACTGATGGCGCTGATTGTCAGACTGGGACTGCCGCTTTTCAGCACAACGACGTCGCCGGCTTTCAAGTCGCTCATTTACACCTCCGTTTTATGTGGAGGACAGAGCATATTCCAATCCGCACCAATGAAAAAGCCCGCTGGCTTTCGCTTTGCGGGCTTCGTTCGCACCAAGGGTACGGTATATGAAAACGCATGATATGGCGGTGATTTCCGCCAGTCAAGCAATTTGTGACATCAGCATACCCGCATCATCAAGTTGCGCGTACAACGATGACCATGCTGTTTTCTCGACGTCCTTCAGATATGCACTGATTGCCGACGCGTGCCGCTCGGCCGTTCGCGGCGGAATGCCGAGATCCTCGGCGAGGTCTCGCACCTTCAGCTTCTCGCCGAAAAATCGCGCGATAACACCAATGCGAAAGCGCCGCAGCGTGACGGCGCCGCCCAGCGCAGCGACGACGAGATCGGAAAGCTGGCTTACGGCGTCTTGGTATAGCGGGTTGGCCTTCCATCCGCTGCAGCATGCATGGTTGCACGAGCATTGCTCGCGCCGCGGTGCGCTTCGCGCGACGAGCACCAGCATGTGCCAATAGTCGAGGCGCTGCAGCTCGGCCAGCACCATACCCGATTGCGCCGCACCGTCGAGCCCTATCAAACCGCGACCGCTGCCATGCGCGCCGCGCTGCAGGATCTTCGCCATCGGCGACATCGCGTATTGCTGGTCGGCGTAGTTGCACGCGAAGATGACGGCCTCTTGCGCGCTCTTGAAAATCCCTTCGTGCTTGACCGTTTCCATGTTGATCCTTTCGTTATTCGTCAATCGTGCAGCAGCCGTCACATGACCACCGTAAAGTTGATGCCGTGATAGGTCAGCCAGTCGCTGAGTGATCCCCGCAACCCGACCGCGCGCGGCCACGGAAATTCGACCTGCAAGCGCCCATTGCTGAGTTCGTCAATCTGACCGACGAGCGGACAGCCGTCGAACGAGATCAGCTTCACGCTGCCGTTGTCGTCGACGCGCTGTCGGCTCGACGCGATTAGCGAATCAGGCACGTCGGCGTATTGGATGTATGCGTGTGCGCTCATGCAATTTCCCTCACGTCCCATTCGAGATCACCACTGGCGAGAAACGGCGCCAAGGTGCGCTGGTTGTCCTTCACTATCGCGCGGCATACGAACACGCCCTCTTCCACCCAGCCCGGATCATTTGCTGCGATTGCGGCCCGGTGATGTTCAGGGATCCATGCGTGCACGTAGATCGACGGCAGATCACGGTCCAGTCGACGCGCGGGTCCGAACACCTTGTAAACGTTCGTCGTGATTGGGCGGTACCGCTGATACGTCGTAACGACGCCCATGCCCTGACGCCGCTTGTGGTAACCGATGCCGGCCGGTATCAAAACCTGCAGAATCAAGCTGCCTCCTGCATTTCCAATCCCACCTTTGCCGCGCGCACGGGCTGCCAGCGCGCATATGCGGCGTTCCACAGCGCCCGCTTGTGCTCGCGGAGAAACCGTTTGCCCTGGTCGTATTCCGCATGGCAGGTCGGGCACGCGGGCACCGTGAAAACGTCGGCCGTCTTCAAACCCATGCCCTTCCCTTCGTTGCGGTGCGCCGGCACGCTCTTCTCCGGATCGCTCGTGCAAACACCCGGGATGCGCAAGTAGCACGGCTCGTCGCGGCACGCGTCGCGCATGCGCTTGTCGTCTCCTGCCTTCGGCTTGCGCGCCTTGCGTTTGAGCGTCGAGCGCACGAGCGTCTGCGTGTTGCGGTCGAGTTGCGCCTTGAACGCGCCCGGCTCTTTGCGCTTGAATCCCGTGCGTGCGAGCGGCTTGCCGCGCTGTTTGAACGTCGAGTTCCACGTCATGCGTCGCAGCCCTTCCCGATCTCACCGGGGTTGTCGGCCGCCGTGAACCGCTTCCAATGCACCCATCCGGTCAACGGGCAGTGGAATCCCCACTCGCGATAACGCGGACCAGTGACGAAGATCGTCCAGCACTCTCCGTCGACCAACTCGAGGCGGTGAGCAGCGCTGCCGAACAACCGCAGCTTCCAATCACCGGCGTGCCGCTCGGTGCGCACGTTGACGCCACCGGCATCGATGGTGTGCTCCACATACATGCCACGCAGCAGGATCGATAGGTTCGACCACGGGTGATCGTGGAGCGCTCGGTCGTCGTCACTGCGCAGAAAGCGATGCAAGTAGATGTTGAAAAACCGGTTGCGCGGGATCACCCACCAGCGGATGAGGTACGGATTAGCGCGGTCGCCGATGATGACGTCCGGGGCGCGACGCGTGACGCGCGCAATGATTCGCTCAGCGATCTTCATGCTGCCACCTGTGCGTATGCTCCGCGGCCATACAGAGCATCCAGCAGCTCATCGCGCGGCAACTCGAACGCTTTCGGTTCCGGCCGCTGATACCTGGACCGCCACGCCTTGTACTTCTTCTGGCCAAGCCGTTCGCGAAACCTGCGGCTGCGCTCGGCAGACGTCAGCCGGGCCGGCCGCGGCAGTGATCGCCCACCGCCTTTCTTGTAGAACGCCTGCAGCTCGCCGCCCGACTTCGACGCACTCCACCGCACGATGCGATATTCGCCGCGCTCGACCGCCGCATTCAGGACGATCCGAATCTGATGCACGCTCCTGCCTGTCAGGTCAGCGATCTCGCGTATCGGGCGCACCTTCTTGTCAGCCATGAGCGCATCGGTGAGACGGAACACTTGCGAGGCGGGAGGGCATTTCGGCCCGAGCTTCAGAACCTTGGTTGCGTGCTGAATCGTGGTGTCGTACGTGCGGCCCGGCAACAGATCCATCTGCGTCTTCAGCAGGCGCGGCGATCGCCAAATCTTCTTCAGAATCGCGTTCTCTTCAGGTGACCAACGCTTTCCCATTTATTTGATCTCCTTCACTGTGATGCCGTACTTTTCCAGCATGTCTTTTCGCTTCTGGATGTACTTACCGTTTTTCCTGGTGATCTCTGACTTGACATCCTCGACGACGAGCTTTCCGTCGCGCACATATGTAAAGTCGGCGATGTAGGTTGATGCGCGCTCCCAGGTACCGTCGTCGCGCTGGTTTCGCTTGGTCAGTTCAAACTTGACCTGCAACTTCAGGTCGCTGATAAGGCCGGCGGCCTGCTGCTGGATCAGATGGAACCAGTGCGACCGCTCGCGCTGACTGTCGAACTTGATGCCGTCGTGCTCGCATTTCGTGTTGCGGTACTTCGCCGGCTTCTTGCGCGCAGCCATCT